TTAAAAGAACTTCAAACCATTTAATCAAACCATAATCAGGTTTTAAATTACCGGGATTCTCTTGAACTTTATCAAAATATTGTTCAATACGTTCACGTATTAAAAATACAACCTCAGTCATAATTCGCTTAATATCTATATCATTATCAGCAAGCTCATTTAATCTTTGTTTATATGTTTTATTATTTAGTAAAGATTCTGCTATTTTTTTATTTTGTTTATTATCGGCTTTAACATCAGTAATGTCATTTTTTAAAGTATTATATAAATCAAGATTATTATCTACAAACTCTTTTAGCATCTTGCTAGAGAGTTTTAAATGTGTTTGATCGCTATTTGGATATTTCAATTTTAGCCAATCAGAAATATCCTTGGTCTTTAATCCATTAACAAGCTTTGATATAATCTCATCTTTATCTGGATGCGCTAAAATTTTTGAGAAATCCATTATGCTCTCCTTAGCAGAGAGGCTTAATAATCAGAATTCAGCACTTGTTCTCTAGTGCTAAAATTTGTATGCTCCGGTGCTAAATCGTTAAAATGATTAGTTTGGTTAGAAACTCCAGTTCCCGGAATTTGGTTACCTGCCATAGTAGTATAACCAGCCTCATAATTATAAATTTGCTTATCTAAGCTGCATTGGTAAACACTGTCCGCTACTCTCATCATTTGTTCACCAGGATGTTCGGGGCAAGAACGTGTGCTAAGCGGAGCGGCTAATGGGCGATATTGTTTAACACCTTTATTAATAGCTTCTTCTGGGTTGCCCCCACTCTCTTTTTCATATTCCTTATGATGCTCTTTGTTAGCATTGTTATAAATTGCATCACCTTGCTCATCATGATATTTATTTTTAAGTCTATCAATTTCCGAATCTTCAGCTGCCTTAAATTTATATAAAGCTTCTTTATCAGAACTAATACTAATTAATAGCTCATCAATAACAGCTGCTACTTTTTGAAGCGCAGGATCTCCGCTACTATCGTATTCTTCTGCAATAGCAGCCATTTCATCCAAATCATCTGCGGAAATATCTGGTCCGAAATCATCAACTTCTTCAGCAGCATTGCGAATAATTGCAGCAGCAGATATTAAAGCATTCGCTACAATATCAGTAAAATGCGGATTATTTTCCACCTTTACTAAAATATCATTATCCGCATTTTCTAAACTATCAGCAAGACTGTTTAATAGATCTGAAGTTCTCATGATTATCCTAAGTAAATTCTAGAATGTAAAAATGAGCCGCCCTCATTTGTATTCTTTAGGTCTTTACGATACAATGGTTGACAATCGCCATGTTCATCTTGGCATACTTTGTGCAATGGTAATCCGGTATGACCACAAATTACATGTTTGCTATGAGCGTGCTTAACTTGTCGTAAACACTTGGAAGTATCTTCCGCAGCAAGTTTGTTTATGGTGTTACCGGACAATACTGACTGATACATACCAAATGCGTAATGAAACGCTTTTTGATCTGTTTGTGATAATACATTCAATGCTTCCTCTGCTTTGTTGTAATTACCATCTGTCATTGCCTTGCGAACCGTCTCAATTAATTCAGAAGGCTTAACTCCATGAAGCTGAGACGCTAATGCTGCGGATTCATAATCTTTGTTCTCAATTAAAGTCTTAGAGACGCCTTTTTGAGAGAATTCAGCAATAGAACCATTTGCGATAATAACAGATGGTTCAACTGGCAAGCCGCCGCTAATTTTCACTGGAACCTTAAATCCAGCTCCATTATCAATAGCTACTGCAAAACAAACCTTATCATTATCAGTATCCGCAACTGCTATTTGAATATTATTATAACCATAACTGGCCATAATATTTCTTAACATTGTGCGTCCGGCATCAATTGCTTTCTTGCCAAATGTAAATTCTGCCGCTCCTTTTGCTGTATGCAATTTTTCAGCAAACTTCTGTGTGTCTTCTGCTTCAGGAAGTTGAACCTCAATATGCTCCTTATCAACCTCTTGATAAAGTAAAGCATCTGATGAATGATTAGCTGGAGTGCCTTGCTGTGCTGCAAACTTAGCTACTATCGCCTCTACCTCGCTAATCTCTTTAGTTGGTCCAGCTTTGGCTTTCGAAAGAACCTTTAATAATTGCTGAACATCAATTTTCCATTTTTTACCAGCAGTATTAATTAAATGATTCGTTAAAGCATCTCCTTCTAAATCCTGAAACCCTGAACGGCTTAAAAAAACAGAAGGCAATAAAGCTCTTCCGTTTACTACCTCAACAGGAATTAATACGCTGCTTTGGCCTTTTGGAGTCTCGTAAGTTGCTTGACAAATTAATATATCTTCTTTGCCTGCTACCGTAGTAATTTTGTGAGCATCAGCACCAATTTTATCTAATTCAATGGCGCAATTCCTTTCTGCTTGTCTCGCAATTGGAGCTGAGTAATTCTCAAAAGATACATCTTTGCCTTCAAAAGCAGCACTTAAAGCATTTGCTAATGCTGGGTTGCCAAGATTGTTAAATGCCTCAGCGATGATGCTGCCTTCGTCTTTATCACGAATCATCTTTTGCGGCTCAGGCAGCGCATCAGCTTTGCCAAGCTCATCAGACATTAAATCAGCACATTTAGTATTACGAGTGTAAAGAGCTTTATAAACATCTCTTAGTTCTCCACGAGTAATAAATATGGCTTTTTTATGGGAGCGATTATTTAAAAAAGCAGCCATTTGTTTGATAGTTTGATCTTCTGGATAAGCCTCAGCTGCCTTTACCATTTTAACGGTAAGTGGCATAAGGATGAATTCTTCACTATTTTCTAGTGTTTTTGCTGCTTTTTCTATCTCTTTGGCAGCCTTGTAAATATCTTGATTAAAACTCATGCTTGTTTCCTGTTAGTCATTTAACTCTGGAAACTTCTTAAGAAGTTCCAAACGATCATCATTAGAGAGTTCGTTTAACATTTTCTTACGAAAATCTGTGCTGCTAGCTAATTTCTCTGGTACATATTTACAAACTAAATGAGCATCTCCTGCCGGTATACCATATTGCATTATTGCAACTTTTGTTATTGGCACACCTTTGTAAAATATAGTTACGCTATTACCAGCTGTATTAGAACGCGCTTCCCAACTAATTGCCGAAGCCTGTTTGCTAACTTCTTGCTCATCTTGATATGTAGCAACAATGATTTCACCATCATTAGTCTGTTGAATTTGCCATAAACCGTCAATAGCATCTGTCTCACGAAACTTAACTATATCAAAAGCTACTTTAACAAGCTGGTCTTTTACATCAGCATACTTAAAATATTTTGGCTCAGTAAGCTGTTGGTCTAAATTTAAATAATCTACATCAAATTTCATTACCAGACTCCTTAGTCACATATATCCGCAGAATACTAATGAATACAAGATAAGTAGTAGACAATTACTTTAATGAAAATATAAAGCGATAAGTCAATTCTGTTCATATCTAAGGCTTTTTGCTGAGATAGCCCATATAAACCAAATAATGTGAAATCACTTCTGTCTTTTTTTAATATTTTCTATAGATTCCATTGGGCGCAAATTGTGTAATGCCCAACATTTTTTGAAATTTTCATGCGCCATAGAATCATAAGGTAATTTCGATTGTGGCACTATATGGTCTATATTCCATCTTTGAATTCCACCTATTTTATAATTGCCATAATTATTCCAATTCATCCATGACTCAAATAATAATTCAAAATGACATTTCAGTTCTTTGGCAGTATAATCAACATAATCGAAAAAAGAAGCGTTTGATTTTGAATAACCAGCCTTAATAAGAGCTGAACGAACGGCCCGCCCTACATTATATCGTAATCTATATATTGGATCGGAGTCTCTTTTGTTTTTCTGCCAACATTTTCTATATTTTTTTATTTTTTCATAATTTGCTTTTTCATATTTATTTTGACTAGCAAGTATTTTTTCTTTATTTAATTGATAATATTCGCTTTTTTGTTTTGAAATTTTATCTTTATTATTTGAATTGTATATACGTTTTCGTATTAATTCTTTTATTTTATTAGCGGCTCTATATTCATGTTCTTTTATATTAATACAAAGAATGCAAGTATTAATAAATCTATTTGTGTCTTTTCTAAAATAGAAGTTATCTAAATTTTCTATTTTATTTTTTTTACATTTTATACATGTTTTGCTCAAATTAAATCATCTATCCACGTTTTATTTAACAATATTAATGAAACTGACGGGCGGCTAATATTATAATTTTTGCTTATTTCCAAATCTGTAATATTTGGTTTTGATTTTTTTTCTGCCCGTATAGCCCTAACCATATTCAATGATAATTTAGCCTTCGGGTTACTTTCACCTGAATGCTTTTTATTACTAATTTTTATTTTATCAGCGTCAGATGTGTCATATTTTAAATCAATCCAAGAGTGATTTGAAATAATGGATCGCATATTGCTTTCACAAACGTTATATTTTTGAGACAATTTTTTTAATGTTGTTTTACCAGTTTTATATTCTGTTCTTGCTTTATTAACTATAGCCCAATTTAATTTAACAGTGGAACTATTTTCACCACTCTTAGATATTGAAATATTTTTTTTATGTTCTTTGGTAAATTTTTTGCCTTTTTTACCAATGGATATTAATTTACAATGTTCTGATGATAATTTTTTACCAGTCATCAATTTAGACATTAATTTTTTCCATTTCTTAGAATGTTTTTTGCCTAAATGAGCCTGAGATAATTTCAATTTATGCTCTTTAGTAAGAGTTTTGCCAGTATTTATCACTCTTAACTTTTCCTTCGTTTCCTCAGAATGTTTTCCGTGACTACCGCCCTCTTTTATATTATACCCCTTTTTTCTGTTTCTTGAATCGTAAAAATCTATATAATAGATTTCCCAATAATTCAAATCTTCATGATTTTTACACTTTTTTATTATTTTAAATGAAAAATTTTTGGCACCATATTTTTTAATAGCCTTCCCAAAATAATAAATAGCAGAATGATTTGCGCAATATATATGTTTGTACCATCTGCTTTTAGGAATATCAGAAGTTGTCTGCCCAATATATATTTTTTTATTTATATTATTAATAATTAAGTAAATAACACCGTATGAAGGCTCAACAATATTTTCTTCATACTCACTCATTAATAATTATTACTTTGTAAATCTGCTATTCTATCTAATATTTCTTTTATTTCTTCATCTTTATCAGCAATTTTTCTTAATTTTTTTCTAGCTCCACCATAAACTTTACGTCCATTTCTGTAATCACAATTTCCATTAATACTTTTTGTGATACTTGATTGATTTACATTTAATTTCTTAGCAATTTCAGTTTGAGTAAGACCTTCGGCATAAAGATGAATAACCTCTTTTTGTCTTGAAGTAAGCTGAGTGTCAACAATTCTCCAAAAAGCGGCTTTCAATTTGTCTTTTAATTCAAATAATTCTTCATTATAACCCCATGGATTTAATTGGGCTCCGATGCCATCAGAATCACAAACCTCTGTCATCATTTCTGGAGAACAAGGGCATTCTATAAGAACCCATTGGTAACGATCTGATCGATTCTTGCTTCTATCTGTCATATTAAACCTCACTGCTGTAAAAATAAATTAAATTATAATCCATCATATTTGAGATAGATTGCTTACAATGCCCAAGCCTATTAGCAGTTGAGTCTAACATATTTATCATCCTGTAAAATTTAATGCTCCATAATCGTTGCTCTTTAACAAATACTCATCAACATCTTTATAACAGGACGGAAGCTGGATTTTCTTAATGTTAGCAAATGATGAGTATCTTTCGATTATTTTATTGGCGGCGTTTAATCCAGGACTATCATTATCTAATAATA